CAGATGCTGATGGTCGTTGGTCTGTTGAAAAATTCAAGGGTCTTATCGTTCAAATCGAACGTGAGTCTAACGTAATTGCAAAAGAAACTAGACGTGGTAAAGGTAACTTCATCATCTGTTCATCAGATGTTGCTTCTGCTCTTGCTGCTTCTGGAATGTTGGATTATTCTCCAGCTCTTAGCACAAACTTGAATGTTGATGACACAGGAAACACATTCGCTGGTGTTCTTAATGGACGTACAAAAGTATACATCGATCCGTATTCATCTACTGATTACGTTAACGTTGGATACAAAGGTACTAACCCATACGACGCAGGTGTATTCTATTGCCCATACGTTCCATTAACTATGGTTCGTGCTGTTGGTGAAGATAACTTCCAGCCAAAAATTGGTTTCAAAACACGTTACGGCATGGTATCAAATCCATTCGTAGGTGCGACACCAGCTGACGGACTAGCTGCGGTTAAAACTAACCAATACTACCGTATCTTCAGAGTTGACAACATAATGGCTTAACTCTGGCCAACGTTACTTCATGTACTAATAGTGTAGTAATAAACTGGGAGAGCTTCGGCTCTCCCTTTTTTTATGTATAAATAGCTATGTTAAGGAGATATTAATATGGCGACTACTACTACATCAACACTTCAACCACCTAGTTTTTTACAGCCAACAGGTTATAAACTAGTTGTAAACAGAATTAGATTTCCAAATCTAGAGTTCTTTGCTCAGAGTATTAATCATCCAAGTATAAACTTAGCACCGGCTATTGTACCATTTCGTGGTGTAGATGCTGCATTTCCTGGCGATAAAATAGATTATACCGAACTAAATCTATTAGTTATGCTAGATGAAAAAATGCACATATACGAAGAAATGAAAACGTGGTTAGAAAACGCTGTATATAAAAACTTTGACAATCCAGGTAAAATAACTACTGCTAATCAAGATAGAACTGAATACGATATGAGTCTATTGATTCTTACGAGTGGCAATGTATTGGCACGAACTATCACATATAAAAGCGCATTTCCAACATTCATAGGCGATATAGAATTTGCATCAACTCCAGGCACATTACAATACGTATCATTTCCTATGACATTTAGATTTTCGGGCTTTAATTTTACTTAACTTCCGGCTTCAAACATTCTCCAGCGAATCATATTACCAATTGTCTGATGTCTCCAATTGATATTATTGACTATTTCTTCAAGAGTTTCTACTAGTGTTTTCCAATAGAAGATCTTCTCTTCACTTTTCTGAATATCAGTATCAGAATCATAGAATCTTTCCATTTCACCTTTTAATATTTTAAGACCATTGAACGGATCAAATTCCCAGCCTCTTTCATCCATCTCTTCTTTGGTCATCTTTCCGTTGTAATATAGGAACTTATCTTTGAGCAATATCTTCTGTGACATTTCAGCTCTCTTCAACTGCAGCTTTGAAGTAGCTCTTAACTCTAGGTATTTGGCATGAAGCATGGGAGTCACCCTAGAGGTTTCATCAAGTGATGCTTGAGATATCTTGCTATCTTCAGCCCACATTTCTAATATTGATTCTAAATTTAATTTCATAAGACTATTATAACACAATTAAATGACTTTGTACACTGTATATATACTATAATGAACGATAAAGTGATAATAGAAAAAAAGAATCATAGCGTATTACATGTACAATGTGATTTTGGTATTGCCAACGAACTAAGTGATTTCTTTTCATTCTTCGTACCTGGTTACAAATACATGCCTGCGTTTCGTAATAAAGTATGGGACGGCAAAATTCGCTTATTTAATGTACAAACAAATGAGTTGACAGCTGGTCTATATCCATTTGTAAAAGACTTTTGTGACAAACGTAATTATGAAGTAGAACTTTCAGATGAGAATAACTATGGTTCTCCGGATGAAACAGTTGACGTAGATCCAAATAAGATAATGGATTTTGTCAAAGAACTCAATATACAATCTCGCGGTGAGCCTATTGCGATAAGAGATTATCAGTTCGATGCTATATGTCATGCCTTACACAACAAAAGATCCATACTACTGAGTCCAACTGGATCTGGTAAATCACTTATAATATACGTTTTAATTAAATACTATCTGGCTATGCTAAATAGTAACATACAGAAGGTGCTAATCATTGTACCTACTACGTCTTTAGTTGATCAGATGTACAGCGACTTTCAAGACTACGGCATGAATGTAGAAGATGGTTGCCATAAGATATATTCTGGTAAAGAAAAAATGACGAATGCCGGAACAGTAATATCAACGTGGCAGTCTATATACAAGCTGCCTAGTAAATGGTTTGAGCAATTCGGATGTGTTATTGGTGACGAGTGCCATGGATTTAAGTCTAAATCGCTGAATTCTATAATGAATAAAGCTCGAGATGCTGAATACAGGTTTGGTACAACTGGTACGTTAGATGGTACTCAGACTCATGAGCTCGTATTACAGGGCTTATTTGGTCGGATATATAATGTAACAACAACAAAAAAGCTGCAGGATAATGACACTCTTGCTAAATTACTTATCAACGTTGTAGTACTTAAATATAGCGAAGCGATACGTAAGAGCCGTGGTAAACAGACCTATCAAGATGAGATAGATTATATAGTACGGAACGAGAGTAGAAACAAATTTATTAAAACTCTTGCTACTACTCAAACTGGTAATACATTAGTATTATTTCAATTTGTAGAAAAACACGGTAAAGTTCTGTATGATTTAATACGTGATGATGTAGAAGAGGGAAGAAAAGTATTTTATGTAAGCGGAGAAACTGCTACGAGTGACAGGGAAGCAATTCGTGCTATCGTTGAATCTCAAAAGAATTCAATCATTGTAGCCAGTATGGGTACGTTTAGTACGGGTATAAATATACGTAACCTGCATAATATAATATTTGCATCTCCTTCTAAATCACAGATAAGAGTATTACAAAGTATTGGTAGGAGTTTAAGAAAGAGTGACGACGGTCGTGAGGCCACACTATATGATATCGCTGATGATTTGCACTGGTTAGGAAGAAAAAACTTTGCATTAGAACATTCAGCCGAGCGCATTAAGATCTATTCGAAACAGAAATTTAATTATAAAGTATATGAGATAGAGTTAAAATGAACACAGATGTAAGACAAATAGTATTAAGTAATGGGCAAGAGATATTGTGTGAGGTTATACAATGGCCTGATCTAGATGTAGATGATAGTGAAGTTATGATCATACGTAAAGCAGCTAAGATCATTATACAAGAGAATTTTAAAGAAGGTACCAGATGGTTTACATTTAGACCGTTTATGACGTATCAAGATGATAATAGTTCGTTATGTTCTCTTATGCCATATCATATTATTTCTATAGGTCATCCAAGTAATTTACTTGAAAAACAATATCAAAAATACGTGAGTTTGATGATACAAGAATTAGAACAGAAACAAGAAGAAAATAGCGATACCTTATCTGATTTTATAGATACTTCGGATTATGATATAGATTCAGATGCAGATCTAGATAACATATTGCCATTTAAAATAGATCCTAATAAGCTTAATTAGGTACTCTACCCACCTCATAAACCTCTATTAATTATACCAACATTTGTGTACTTTGTACACCCCTAAAATGCATTATTTTGCAAATAAATTAAAACAAATAAACTTGTTTACATCCCCTTAGAGTTGTGTTATAATAATTACAACAAGATATACTAGGAGTTATCATGGCGAAAATAAAGCCCAAAGACAAACCACACTATGTCAATAACAGAGAATTCTCTTATGCTGTAGTAGACTATTGTACTATCATTAAAGAAGCAAAAGCAGCCGAAAAAAGGCTTCCAGTTGTTACTGACTACATTGCAAAGTGCTTTCTTCGAATAGCAGAAGGCTTATCTCATAAATCAAACTTTGTACGATATACATATCGAGAAGAAATGGTTATGGATGCAGTTGAAAACTGTTTAAAAGCAATAGAAAATTATAATATTGAAGCAGCTACACGTACTGGTAATCCTAATGCCTTCGCATATTTCACACAGATATCTTGGTATGCTTTCCTTCGTAGGATAGCCAAAGAAAAAAGACAACAAGATATTAAGATGAAATTTATAGCACAATCTACTATCGAAGACTATACCGAGATTGAATCAAGCGGAGTTGCTAATAATGTAGCACAGCACTTTGTTGATACATTGAAGAGTCGTATTGATAGCATTAAGGTAAAAGATACTGAAATGAAAGAGATTGTAAAAATAGAACGTAAGAAACAAAAATCAAAAGCAGTTGCCAATTCCGGTGATTCAGATCTAAGTGAGATCTTAAATTAATGAAAATATGCATATTGAATGATACCCATGCTGGTAATCACAATTCATCTGAAATATTCCTAGACAACGCGGATACCTTTTATAATGAAACTCTCTTCCCATACCTTAATAACAATAATATTACTCACATTGTACACCTTGGCGATTATTTTGATAACCGTAAGTTTATAAACTTTAAAGCATTAAATCGTAATAGACAAAGCTTTTTATCAAAGCTACGTGAATATGGTATTACAATGGATATCATACCAGGTAACCATGATACATTCTTTAAGAATACAAATGATTTGAATAGTTTAAAAGAATTACTTGGTCATTATATGAATGAAGTTAACATTGTTATGAAGCCAACTGTCATGGACTTTGATGGATTTAAAATGGGTTTACTACCATGGATTACAACTGAAAATTATGAAGAGTCAATGACCTTTATTAAAGAATGTAAAGCCGATTGGTTGGGCGCACATCTTGAACTAGATTCATTTGATATGCATAGAGGTATTCAGAATCATGGTGGTATGGATCGCAAAATATTCAGCAAATTTGAAAGAGTATTAACCGGGCATTTTCATACTAAATCAACAATGGATAATATTACATATGTTGGTACTCAATTAGAGCTATCCTGGTCAGATGCACATGATCCAAAGTATTTTCATATACTTGATACAACTACACGAGAGCTTGAACCAGTGCAAAATAATTGCACTTTATTCAAAAAAATTATGTACAATGACTCAGAAATAGATTATAATAGTTATAACGTAAGTGAATGTGATAAGAAGTTTGTTAAGGTAGTTGTAATTAATAAAGCTGACCTATTTACATTTGATAGATTTATTGATAGAATACAAGAGAGACCTATCCATGAATTGAAGATTGCTGAGAACTTTGACGAGTTTCTTGGTACAAATATTGACGATGATAGCATTTCTGTTGAGGATACGAGTCAACTCCTTGACAGTTATATTGAAGCTGCAGACACTGAATTAGATAAAGATAAGCTAAAGATGTCAATGCGCGAATTACTAATTGAAGCACAGGCCTTAGAAGTTGCATGATAATATTTAAGAAACTAAAATACAAGAACTTTTTATCTACCGGAAATACATTTACAGTCATAGATCTTGCACGAAGCCAATCTACACTTGTTGTAGGAGCAAATGGCTCAGGTAAGTCTACGATGCTAGATGCAATGTCTTTTGCCTTATTTGGCAGACCACACCGAAATATAAACAAACCACAACTTGTGAACACAATAAACAATAAAGAATGTATAGTTGAAATAGAATTTTCTATTGGTAAAGCTAACTTTAGAGTTATGCGTGGGATCAAGCCGAACCTCTTTGAGATATGGAAAGATGATACAATGTTAAATCAGTCTTCTCACTCAAAGGAGTACCAGAAGATTCTCGAACAAAATATCGTTAAACTGAATCATAAATCGTTTCATCAGATTGTTGTGTTGGGAAGTAGCAGTTTTATTCCTTTCATGCAGCTACCAGCACAACATCGTCGTGACGTTATTGAGGATCTTCTGGACATTAATATATTCTCTCAAATGAATAAGATTGTAAGAGATCGCAATACGGTTCTCAGAGAACAGCTAAAAGATCTCACATATAACCTCGATTTTACCAAAGAAAAGATAGAACTACAGCGCAAATATATACGTGAGATTGGTGCACTTAATGATGAGAATGCCAAGAATATCACGAAGAAGATTGACGAACAGCATAAACAAATCACAGATATGCAAAAAGATAACTTCATACGCGGTGAAACAATTGCTGGTATACAAAATGATTTAGATGATAACCTATCTAAAACACATAATAAGAAAACCTCGTTAAGTCAATATCAGATGCATTTTAAGCATAAGATTGAGGCTGTTGTAAAAGATTCTAAATTCTATGAGGATAATGAAGTATGCCCTACATGCACACAG